GAATCATATGATGATGAAGAGTTCCCTGGAATTGATGTAAACATTCCAGAATAGAGGAGGAAAAGCCATGATCAAGATGATCAAAGGGACATACGGACTAGAAAAAGATGGTGACGTCATCGCAATGAATAAAGATTCCAAACCGTTCTCAATTAACGCTGAACGTGAGCAGGAACTCATTGGCCTCGGAGTTGCCGCCAAAGTAGAAATTCAAGATGAGTTCACAAATATGAAGATGCAAGAATTACGCGATGTGGCAAAAAAACAGGGCATCAATGTTAAAGGCATCAAATCACGAGAAGAAATTGTCGAAAAGCTTAGAGAAGAAAAATGAGTTTCAAGGAAATAGTGGAGCAGGACATCATGTCTGTATTCCTGGATGAAATGGAATTCGCTGACACTCACAACGTCGAAGGAAAAGACATCGACTGCGTGATCGACAACGATAATATGGTGAAGTTTAAAAACAGCGTTGCGTTAGGTGAAACGCAGGCAGACATGCTTCTTTTCGCAAAACGCGAGGACCTTCCCCAAAAATTAAAGGTCGGACAGCTTATCAGCTTAGATGCAAAGCAAATGATTATCTCAAGTGTGAAGATTGATATGGGAATGGCTCAAATCGGGCTCATTCAGAATATCATGTCTTAATAATGACGATCGTTTCAGAGCTCAATCGCTTATGCGACTGGCTGAATGAAGAGGTCTGTCCAAAAATTTCAATGAAGGTTCCTGATGACTTCATACAAGACGAGAACATGAAGGTGCAGTTTATGCATCCTCATGCATTCCCGCTGATTATTCCAGGGGAGGACAAACTCCCTCCAAATATTCCAGCACCGGTTCCATCAATCTGTGTGCAACTCATGAAAGCAAACGACAATCTCGTCGAATCAAAACGTGAACTTGAAATAAGACTCTCAATGAATGCCTGGAGTCCGGGCGACTACGGAGCAGAAACCGCACAGCTTATCGAAGATGATAAGTCTCTAGGTGGATATAAGTATCGCGTGGACCCAAGCATCAAGACATTCACCCGCAACGTGAACGGATGGGTTGAGTCTTACAATTTTCTCGACACAGTCCTGACAGCCATTGAAGAAACTGAATTCATTGATGGCCTAAGACTGAAAAAAGAGGATTCTATTGAATTCGGCCCTTTTACCGAAGGCGGATACATCCTCGACTTCTATCCAATGTGGCACAATTACATAAGTCTCAAATTTGAGACAGGGAGAACTATCTCACATAGCAAGTCATACAAAGACTTACTATAAATAAAAAAATAAGGAGGAAAAGCACATGGCTTATAAACATGGCGTTTATGGAGTTATCGATGAATCGAGAGTCAGAGATGCAGTCCAAGCTAGCACTGTCGCAGCATACATCGGTACAGCTCCAGTCAATCTTATTAGAGGCTACGCTGAAAAAGGCTTAGTGAATAATCCTGTTTTATTGACAAACAAATCAAATGCACAGGCTATAATCGGGTACTCCGATGACTGGTCTAAGTTCACTTTATGTGAAGCGATTGATGAACATTTCAATAATACAGTTCAAAATGTAGGCCCTATTTATATTATTAACGTTTTAGATCCTGACACACACAGAGCAGCATCAAAAACAACAAAATCTCTTACTTTTGTAAACGGCAAAGCGGAATTTAAGGATTCATCTATCATCCTTGATACTTTCGCAATTGCAGACAAAGTCGAAGGAATAGACTACGAAGTATCTTATTCATTCGCAAAAGGTACAGTTCAGGTCAAGATGCTAACAGGATCAGACACTACAATCTCTGCATCATATAGCACTGTCGATGTCTCAGCAGTGACATCTGCCGACATCATCGGTGAAACTACAGCTGCAGGAGAATATAAAGGATTAGACGCTTTAAAACTTTTATACCAGAAGCAGAACGCTGTACTAAATTTATTAGCAGCGCCTGGATATTCTGAAATTCCTGACGTTTACAAAGCAATGGTAGGTATCGTTCAGAAATTAAATGGGCATTGGGATGGATTCGTGATGGCTGATATTCCATTACACGATGGAGAAACAGCAATCGATACAATCGCCAAAGCTAAAGCATGGAAAGAAGCCCATGGATATGATTCTGAATTTTCAAAAGTATTCTGGCCACAGGTAAAAGATGGATCAGGAAAAGCTTATCATTTATCAACAGTAGGAATGGCAACACAGCTAGCAGTGGATATCTTACATGACGGCGTGCCATTCGAATCATGCTCAAACAAAGAAATCATGGCAACAGCTCAGTACTTCGGAGAAGACGCAGTAAACAACGGGTTTGATGAATTAACAGCTAACGAATTAAATGAAGCAGGTATCACATCTGCAACATTCCGCGGCGGTGTTTTCGTTCTTTGGGGACCACACACGGCAGCATATAAATACGGATCAGTTAACGATCCAAAAGGAACATTCGATGTCAACATCCGTATGCTTGAATACGTAGAGAACTCATTCCAGTTAGATCATATGTCACAGATTGATATCCCAATGACACCTGGTCTAAAAGATTCAATCTTAAATGCTGAACAGAACAAATTAAATGCATTAGCTTCAATCGGTGCATTAATTGGTGAGCCTGAAGTTCTATTCTTAGAAACTGAAAACAGCACAACAGACATGCTGCATGGTGACTTTGTATGGAATATCGCCATCACAAATGCTCCACCATTTAAATCAGGAACAGCTAAAGTAGCATATACAGATGAAGGATTCTCTTCATTCTTTACTAATTCGTAGGAGGTAAAAGCATGAATAAGAAAACAGCAATCGTCGCTGATAAATTCTTATGCGACGGAGAAGAAATCGCATATGATGTCAGCTTCACACTTCCAGCGATTGAACTATCAACAGCTGACATTCAGGCGATGGGTACATTCTCGGTACCTTTGGTCGGATTGATGGAAGACATGGAAACATCAATCACACACGTAGGCTCACAGAAAGCCGAAGCCAAATTCAATAAGTTCGGTACTCATAACTTTGAGTTCCGCTGGGTGCAGCCTGCAATAAAAGAGACAGGCGAAGTAGCATACGAATCATGTAAAGCATTCGTAAAGGTTATGCCTGCATCAACAGGTGAAACAGCAGTGGAAATGGGTTCTGGAACAGAAATCGAAGGTACATACAAGACTATTTCATACCGCAAGATTGTTGATGGCGAAGAAGTCTACTACGTAGACAGATTTGCTAAAGTATTCAAGATCGGCGGAGAAGATCTATACAGCCAGATCGCCAATTTGATGAAATAACCGCAAAAGGGAGATCATCAGGTCTCCCTTATTTTTAAAAAAGACATGAAAGGAATTTGAAAATATGGAAAACACAATCGAATTAAAAAATCCCATTATGATCAACGGGGATGAAGTCAAGACATTATCTTACGACTTTGATAAGATTGATGGTCTACTTTTCGCACAGGTAGAAACAAAGAGAAAGGCAGATGCAGGAACAGAGAATGCAGCAATTACATATGTGGCAGAAGCAGATCCAGGATTTCAGCTATATATGGGATATGCAGCAATCATCGCTGATAACAGAAGTTATGATATCGAAGATTTAAAGCGTGCGAAAGGACATGACATCATCCAGATCATGAACATCGGGCGAAATTTTACTTTCGAGTCGGCCGTGGAATCACAAGCAAACGACTCAGAAAATGCTATCGAGACTATGCCAGAGTCTACCACACCAGCAAAGTCGAACTCGAAAAGCAAGGCATAATCAAATTCCTGAATGACTATGCAGAAGCCGCCGAAGACCTGGAAAAAGAAGCCCAGGAAATAGAAAAGAAAAATAAATACGGCGGCAGACGCAGATAAATCATAATAAGGAGGCGATATAGCCATGTCAAAAAAAGAGCTCGAGGCGGTCATTAAAGTCGGCGGGGCGCTTGACGCATCCCTAAAGACAACAATGTCTCAGGCAAAAAGTTATATCAATGACCTCAACAAAACACAGAAAGCCTTCGCGCAAAACGCACAGTCACAATTTCAAGCGTTAGGAAAAAAACTGACATCTGTCGGTGACAACATGCAAGTGATTGGTAAGAAGTTCGCTCCTATTTCAGCAGCAGCTGCCGCAGGACTTGGATCATCAATCAAGATGGCTTCTGATTTCCAGGATGCAATGGCAAAAGTTAATACGATTGCCGGACTTTCAAGCGGCAAACTTTCAAAGTTATCTACAGACCTGCTAAAGGTTTCATCAGATACGGGTAAGAATGCAAGTGAAATCACGGAAGCAGCTTATCAGTCTTTATCAGCATCAGTGCCAACAGATAAAGTCGTGCAATTTACAAAGACTGCGGCTAATTTAGGAAAAACTGGCTTTGCTACAACAGCAGAAGCTGTCAATGTTTTAACGACAGAGATCAATGCCTACGGATTAAAGACAAGCGATGCTCAGAAGTTAAGTGACCAGCTAATACAGACGCAGAATCGTGGTAAAACTACTGTTCAGGAATTAGCGAATCAGATGGGAAATGTTATACCTACTGCTGCAGCACTTGGTGTAAACATTTCAAACTTGAACACCGGATATATTCAGCTTACAAAGCAAGGTATTAATACAGCTACAGCTACTACGCAAATGAGAGCTATGTTCAATGAGCTTTCAAAAAGCGGAACAAAAGTAGATGCAATATTAAGATCCAAAACAGGAAAAGGATTCTCTGACTTAATGAAATCGGGAAAATCGCTCGGTGACGTAATGCAACTCTTAGGAGATTCTGTCAACGGAGATACTAATAAATTC